CCACGGAAATCAAAATTCCAAGGCAACCAAAACTCAGAATACAAGGACATCTCATTTGCAGTCTTGAGAACTGCATAAATGTTACCCTGGTTGGCATCAGTCTCTCTTGCTTTAGCATGCCAAGCCTTCTGATCCTTGCGCAGCTGCATGGCAATTTCTGGGTCCATTTCATCAATGTTCTCTGGTGTCTTAGGGAACTTTGGCGAGACCAACTCTGGGAACTTACCGAAAGCTAAACGGTTCTCAGTAGCCCATTCTAGCACAGCTAAGACATCTGTGTTGATCTTCAATGGGGTAGCCTGGACAGCGTTCAAGGCCTTTACATAGTCTGGCGTACCATACTTCTCGAATTGATGCTGTATGGCCTTTCTCTGCTCTCTGTTGGCCCCTCTGACAAGAGGGACTGAAGAAGACAAAGCAAAGTCATAGTAGCAACCCGTGTTAAAAGCAGTCCATGGCTGCGGGGGTACAATCATTGGGCCGTACATTGGTTCAGCCCAGGACGCATCAGTCTCCATGCTAAACAGGTTTGCTCTAGCCTCTTCAGTCAGACCAACGACCATCTTGGTGTTTATTGTACCAGCGTTTAGATCAAAAGTTGTAAAGAGATCTGAGGAACTCAAGACGGAACTCAGGATTGGGCCACCTACTACGACACAATCTTTTGCACTCCACTTTGCTGGCTTGTAGCCTTCCTTAGACGCAATAATCCTAGCTGCTTTGATACGGTAGACCTGAGATGTGTGGTCTTTGGTGACCTGGGCCGTGATGCGCTTGAAGAGTGCCTTGTCATACTGAGCCAAACCCAGGGCAAAGTTCTCCAGTTCTATTCTACGACCAATCTTGCTTGCTGTGGATGTCAAAGATCCAAAACTCAAGACACTATCAAAGCAAGTATTCAGACCAATGTAGGCTAAAGCACCAACATCAACATCTTTTAAATGCTGAAGCCACTGCCTGGGTCTCCCACTCGTTCCCCCATCCGTAGGTGCAGCGGTCTGGAGATTTATCATGGTGTCAATTTCTAGCGAGACCCTAGTTATCGCTAAAGTTATTAGTTTATGTGGTTCGTTCATCGTGGAAGCTGAAGTCATCTTAGATTGTCTCTTAAGATACCTTTGCTGGCCGTCAGTTTTCATTTTGTTTTCTAAAGTTGCCTGTAGATCAATATTCGTATTAGTCAAAAACTCTCTCCCAAAGTCTCAGTGTTAAACTCAAGTTGTCCGTAGGGTCACAGGAAGTCTATAGTCTTGTTTTTATTGGCTTTTATGGTTCTCGGAAAACAGACTTCCTGTGGGTGTAAATTTACTGGTTTCCCAGCTTTCTCATAATATCCTGCAAGGCTTTAGGCTTTGCGTGGACGTACTTTGCAGTTGTAGCGACATTCCGATGCCCAAGTATTTGGCCAATAAGTAGTGTATTAACACCGAGTTCATTTGCCATTGTCGAGGCCGCAGTGTGCCTTAAGACGTGAAAGACAAATGTTTCATCACCACGGGCAATTTTTGACCTTGCCATGTCCCAAGCATTGTAGAAGCGGCGGTGCGTAAACTTGTTGCCAGGGGTGTTCCCCAGCGCCTCTAAAGCCAACTTAGCTTTGTCATTGAGGGGCACCCAGCGGTCATCACCGTTTTTGGTTGACGAAAGGTAGACCCACGTCTCTCCGTCCATCACTTGTATATCGTCAGGTGTAATCTTGAGTATCTCACCCAGACGCATGCCCGTGTTCACTGCAATGGTAACCATGTGTGGCATCATAGTACGCACCCACGGGTCATCAGACGCCAAAAACAGGTCATCTAACGACTGTATCTCGTCTTTTGTCATGTACCGTGGGCGGCCAGACCGCACCTTGTGCCATTTGATTTTCGGGGCAGCTGTTAAGATCTCCATGTCAACAGCAAGGTTGAAGACCGTGGATATAGCTGCAAAATAATGGTTGACTGTATTAGCACTCTTGCCCTCAGAGAGCATGAAGTCTCCGAAAGAATACAGGTCAGCGGGTTTAAATTGGTCAATAGCCCGTAGGCTGTGGTCGGCATACTCGCAGAACTTCAAGATGCGAGATTTACTTTCCTTGAGGTGTCGTCCATGCCAGAGGCGCGAGGCGTTCACATTCGTAAAGTCTTGTAGATACATAAGTTCAGTCATTGTCGTCTCCTTTGTGAAGAGCCGATTATGTCCGATGATCTTTTCGCTGGTAAAAAATGGTGCCCCCACACGGACTCGAACCGCGGACCTACTGATTACAAATCAGTTGCTCTACCAGCGATGACCTCGGTCATACGCTCTGGGTAAACGGATATAGAAGACCGTGACACCAAGCAAGCCACTACTGCGCCAATTTTGAAAAAACACAGATCAAAAACCAATACTACCGATGTACCGATGTCTGACCTGTGTAGTCTGGGGGAACCACCCTTCCTCTAAGGAGTGCAGCCAGCGTCAATGGCCGCGATGAGAGAGGCTCCAGTTTCTATGGACTGGCGACCTCCCTCTAACAACAAAGCGTCTGTGTGGGCGTCCCTGAGAGCCTCAGTGCCATCACACAGTGCCGATGTACTAACGCTTACGCTTGAGCAGCCACTCACGGCCACCACCAGCGTCAGCAATGCTATCCTCGGCCAGGTCAATTGTTTTCCGCGTGTCAACATAGTCCTGTAGCCTCTCTGTCTCTTGTTCAATTTTAGCACTTTGGCGACCGTGGAGGTACGCAAAAGCAATGGCCCCTAGCAGCACACTCAGCGCCGCCAGGTAGCCTTTGATCTTAGCGAGGATCCACATTAGCGGTCCCCAGCTTTCCACCTCAGAAGTCGCTCCTTCAGAACAACTAATGCAGTCAAGGCAATGATCACTGCACCCCCCAAGACAATTAGCTGTGCTGTGCTGTCGAGAGCAGACACCGCAGTCACACCAGCACCAGCAGCTGCAGCCAACTGAGTTACTGATGCTTGCATGGTCTTGCTCTGGGCAATTGATTTACGCGGTTGTGCAATTGTTCTCACGTCCAGCACACGATTACGTGCATATGCCTGTACGGTTACTGAGTTACCCTGGTTACCGCCCAAGACATACACATTGATGTCATCGTGGTGGGAATAGAAGGCAACATGGCCTTTCCAGCTGTCACGAGATCCTCTCCAGAAGACCACAACATCACCTGGCTTGGCGCTGTTCATATCCACAGTCTTACCCCAAGTCAGGTAAGATCGTGCGTTCAATTTGTTTGTGCCAGGGACGCCACATTCAGCCAACACAGAACCCACAAAAGCGGCACACCAAGGCGTCTCATCATCTTGAACCCAAGAGTGACCAGAGTCAGCGTAAAACTTAATGATTTGTGGGTTGTGTTTAGCACCTGGGTATTCTTTTAGCCCAGTGTATCCCTTGGCAACATCATAGATGTGTTGCATTTGGTTTCTCCAGTTAACGCGTCAGTGCCATCTGTTCAACGGACTTGCGTATGTGCATGATATTTTCATCAATCCGAGCCATCGAGACAGCTTGGTCTTGGACCATTTCCTCAACCTTGACTACACGGGACGTGAACGCGATCAGATCTTGGGTATTGCTTTGGATGTCAGCTTGCATAGTGCTGACCGCCCAGACGATAGCCGCCGCCTGAGTTCCCAGGCCAAACAGCAGTGTGGCTGGTACGCTCTTAGAGACGTGCCATGTGTTTTGGTCAGCCATACGGCAACCTCCTATTATTTTTGGAGTAAGGCTTATTGGGCCACGCTCAAGTTGTTATTATTTCTTTAGTAGTGCCCAGCATCTTGGCCGTTAAGAAACCCGCCCATCAAGTCTGCCAACTCACGGACAGACGGATTGGGATGCCCCTTCAGCCTGCGCAATCTCGTTGTTGTCTGAAATTCACGCGGCCATTCACCAAATAGGATTGTGCAGACTGTCCAGTTGTGGATCGTGTTGATTACTACGAAGGCTGCAACTGGTAAGGCGATAACGTACCAGCGCCAACCTGTGTGCCAATTGTTGCGCTTGAGCCAATAGACACCACTGTAAAGGATGAACACTGGGAGAACTACAAGGGCTAACGATAGGAACACACATAGGCGTTTGAAGCCGATGACACGGGTTTCTGAGTAATTGCTGTTCATATAAGTACCCCTAGAATTTAATGCAGTACATCAGTGCTACGTTTCTGGGCCTCGTTTCTGAGCCACCTGAGGCGCTAACAAGAGGAAAACGCGAAGATGAGTTTGTTGTATTATAAACGTATCTCCCGTATGTCGAACCTGATGCCGCCTCTGTCCCCCAAGGGGAGTTGCTTACAGTGGTTTCTGTATAAGCGTTTTGACGGTGCTGGTGTTCTGCAAATTCTTCAGCTTGTGCAGAACCAATCGCACGGCTTGCGTCAACGCCACGTCCGTTGTCCCAGCCACGGGGAAACTCGCCGCGCATGTCTGGCCCGCCAACGAAGGTTGTGGACCCATCCCCCGCACCATAGGTTGTTCCGATCTTTGCAAAAAGAGCAGCATACGTGGATCGTGAAATTAGTTCACCTTTCGCCTCTAAATAACTAGTAGGCGGGGTTATCATGGCAAAACACATGATTGCTCCAACTGGAACCCCGTCATCAACAAGAGCAACGCCGGAGGGGGGTACTTTATCTGATAGGTTTGCCATTACTATTGTTCTCCGTTAATAAGCATTGCGGTTATAAATAAATCATCCATCTGTTCATCCGTGTAGTCCAAAGCCCAACCAATGAGAGATATGTCTTGACTAAGGCGGTTCCACGTAGGGCTATCGTCAATAGTTACCTTAACAGAAAAGGGTGTCTCAGGTTCATCACGGTAGGATATGACACTAGCCCATGCTTCTGCCCCCAGTGCGATCTTACCTTGAAGGGATGTACAGGACATAAGCGAACGTGGGTCGGGGACAGGGGCTTCGTCTAGGGCATCATCTGGCTTCATATGGCCTAGCTTATCAATCGTAACCTGTTCACCATCAGGCAGCCAGTAGACCTCCCCACGGTTGTCATCCACGTTAGTCCAAAAACCGTTCATAAATACAGAAGCCATACCATCTTTGTGAGAGGCTGTAAAATCTGTGGCATTGGCTGGGATCAAATAAGCGCCTTCGACCAGAGGGTCTTTTCGTGCCAAAGATGTACCAACAAATTCGCCAGTCTCTCCGTTGAAGTGATATAACTCTTTCATGGTGTTCCCTTTAGAATTTGATGCAATACATCATTGCGATGTTGCGTGGACGAGTTTCATCACCACCTACAAACGAAGTTTTCGCCTGGAACCTTTGATAAGTTCCGTTTGACCAACTTGAATTGGGGCCGTTTGATGTAGGCGAACTGCCGTAAGCGGTTTGTACATCTTTATAGTTTTTACGGCCACCAATGTGTTGATGACTGGCAAAGGCTTCATCTTGTGAAGAACCAAATACACGCCCTGCGTCAATTCCACGCCCGTTATCCCAACCGCGAATAAACGGGCCGCGAAGGTCTGGAATAGCAAAAGTCGTGGACCCGTCACCAGCGCCGAAAGTGTCACCTATTGCTGTGAACAAGTCTGAATAGGTGGTTCGAGACACCGTTGACCCGTCACATTCTAGCCAGCCTGTCGGAACCGATGTAAACGCAAAAGCTGACACAGCACCAGAAGTTGTCGCAACAATACCAGTAAGTGCTGAACCGTCCCCTGTGAACACGGCATTGCTGAAAGACGGGTCGTCTAAAGTCTTGTTAGTAAGCGTTTGCGTTCCAGCTTCAGTAACCACTGTCCCACTGCTGACACCTACTTGAGCATAGACCTGCCATGTGCTTCCATCGTACACAAAATCAACAGACACACCACCGATGTTCATTACTAGGTCAGCAGCATCACCTTCAACAGTAGAACCATTGCGAGCCACAGTTAGGTTATTGGTTGCCCAGTCTGAACCGTCTAGAACACGAACTAAGTCACCAACACCAGGTGATGATGGCAACGTAAGTGTCCAAACCCCACCAGAAGTGTCAGCTAGAATAGCGTCATTGTTTGCTGATGTGTAATTAGATGTCTTTCTAGCCCAAGCCAGACCAGCAACAATACCTGTGAGAGCCGAACCGTCACCATCTGGCTGCAATGCACTATCTGCCGTAGAACCCTGTGCCGCCGTGGCATAGTCTGTGCTTGCTGTAGTGGCTGCAGTACCCAATCCGAGGTTAGTGCGTGAAG